TTCTCGACGATCATCGCGCCAGCATCGACCTCGACGTACCAGGAATCATTCTTGGCGAAAGCCGGCGTTGCCAGCGCCGTCGACGCCAGGGCCAGGCCCACGATCAGTTTCCGCATTCTCATTTCCCCTTTATTCGAAGTCATGCCTCGGGTGTTCCAGCCATTAGCGGCTCTCGTTTTCCCTTGCAAGCAAACGTGAGCGTGCAATGTTGCCAAAAGGCAACTAAAAGCAGTCGACTAAGCAACAATCCCAAGTTGCGGGCCTGTGACCAACCCCAGCTGCCCCGGTTTGACGAGAGGGAAATCGGTCAGGTCAGCACACCTGCATTGCGAAGCGCATCGAGGATCGCGATTATTGCGGTGCGAGCCTGACTGTCAATGACGCTGCCTCCAGTTGGCCCGGCCGGTGCAGTAACGAGCCGCCATGTGCTCCCCGCAAATAGCCGATGCGCGCTGGCCGATCGATCGTACACTTTCATGCCTTCTCGGGGTGCAACAAACCGCCAGCCGCCATCGCTCCATGCCGCGATGCGGTCTGTTTGGCCGGAAAAAGTGCCGGTAGCGCCGCTGCCGACGAGCCAGCATTGGCCGGCCGAAGGCGTTGTAGGCGGAGTCGTGGCGACGGTTTCGATGGCCGCATGGAGCAGAATGTCTGCACCAAGCAGGGCTTCATTCACCGTGATCTCCTTCTGGCTTTGCCCGGCGAACAACAAGGGGAGGGCAAACCGCGGCGAGGACGTGGAAAAACTGATCGGGTCGGTCATGGACGGTTCCTGTCGTTCTGGTCAGGCCGGAAAATCGATGCGCAAAGGAGCGGAGGCCGCATTCTGGCCGATCTGGCGCACAGCGAAGTAGCTTGGAGTGCCGGCAGGCAGCCCGCTGATCTGCGCTGCTGTCACGGTCAGTGCAGCGCTGCCGGTCTGCCACCGCAAGGCCGGCGTTGCCGGGTCGCCGATTGTGATCTCCCAACGCTCGGCTTCCTCGCCAAGCGGCGCATCGACGCCATCGAGCCAGGCCCATGCACCCCGTGCCCGCCGCACCCAGTTCAGCTCGACCGAACCGTCGGCCAGGGGCGTTGCCGTTCCGCGAACCGGGGAGAGCGGGCGCTGTGTCGCGCCTGGATCGCTGATCGGCACGCTCACTGCCGCTGTGTCGCCGAGCCCCACAGCCACGATCCGCGTTGTTCCGACATCGCCGAGCAGGGTCGGATCGAGCCGGATGAGCGCATCTTCGATCAGGACGAACGGTTCGTCGGCAACGTGGGCTGCGATAGCCCATTCCGTCCCTCCGCGCCCGCGCAACCAGTTGCTCAGGCGCCACACACCACTGCCAAGCGGCACCGCTCTCGCGAATTGCACGATCTCGCTGCCGATGCGGGCGCGGTTCGCCCCTTGGAGCAATTGCGTGAGAGTGGCATCGACTAGCGTCTGATCGGCACTTGCCAGCGCGACATCGAGAGTCGAGTTCTGGTCGAGCAACAACGGCGAGGCGGGTGACAGTGCGCCGATGGTCCGCCCCATCCGCGCCCGCGTCCGGCCGGTCGAGCCGATCGGTGTCAGCGCGCCGCCGTCTCCGCCGAGGTCGGCCAGCAGCGCAGCGCCGGTCCAGCCCGCGCTCGCCCCCGAGGCGGCCACAAACACTGCCGGGCTGGCCGCGCTGCCATTGCCGTCCCACGGCAGCGCGAAGGCTGAAAGGACTGTCGGTGTCCGCAGGAGATCGGCGGCGGGGTTGAACCGCCCCGGATCGGTCGGCGCTGCCGTGCCGGAAGCCCCACCCAAGGCAGCGCTGCATGCCGCCAGCGATAGGAGGACGCCATCCTGCTGCCACTCCCACTGCGTAACCCGCCATTGGCCCGAGGCGATCGGCAGCGTGACAAACGCCCCCGGCCCGATTGACGGGTCCACTTCCGTGACCCGGTAGCTGATCGTGTCGGCTGGTCTCGTGGCACGGCGGCTCGCATTGCCCGCCAGCGTCTGGGCCGCCACCGCTTCCAGCGCAGCCGGCAGTTCGATCACCTCAAGGTCGCCCTGCTCGCTCCGCCCGACCCCACGTTGCAGGCCGGGCTGATAGTCGCGTGCCAGATCGTAGTAGCGAACGCCGACTTGCCGGACACGCGGTAGCGGCTCGCGTTTGCGCGACCAGCCGCTTGCCTTGATCTCGCTCGAAGACCCCTCGCGATTCGCAGCGGCAGGGCCGGGAAGCAGTCGGGGCGCCGGATCGCTGCCGGGCTCGGCCGCCTGAATCATCAGCGAATCGCCAGTAACGGCAAAGGTCATCGGCACGGCATCGACAATCACGCCGAGGGCATCGCCTGCCGATCCCTGATCAATCGTGAACCCGGCCAGTCCGGTATCGAGGCCGCTGATGTTTGCCTCGGGCAGAATCGCGCGCGCAATCGCCCCGATCGAGGTGTCCGCCGGGTCGGCAAGGATTTCGAACGTCAGCGAGGGGATCCGGTTGCCAAAATCCCCAAGCTCGAGATCCTCGAACACCACATAAGCAAGGCCCCGGTATGCCGGGCACCGCGTGACGCCCTCGGCTTGCGCCATAAGGGGGTCGAGGTCCTGGTCACCATGGCCATTGTGGATTCGCAGCGTGCCACCAACCTTAAGATCGCCCGCCGCGCCGCGCAGCAGATTGCCGTCGGCCCAGATCCGCCCGATCCCGCTGATCGGCCGGCTTGCAACAGCCACCGCGAACGAAGCGCTGTAGGTATAACTGGTGACGGACGGGCGTCCCTTGCCGCTGCTGGCGGTATCCTTGTGCTCGACCAGCTCGGTCGCCCAGATCACGCTTCCCGCCGCGCGCATCCGCCCGAAATGCAGTGGCAGCGCCGAGCCATAGCTGGATGTCTGGACGGTGAGGTCCTTGAGCCGTGGGCCTTCGACGCGGCGTCCGCCGATGATCGCGCTATCGACCTGGCGTCCGACAAGCGCGCCGATGGCACCGCCCAGCGGGCCGCCGAACACGGTGCCGACTGCGGTCAGGAGCAAGGTAGCCATGCGAGGTCAGTTCCCGAGCAAGGGTGAGGGGAAGGGCACGTGCCATCCGCCGGCCAGTGGCCAGAGTGCCGCCCCGGGCATGAAGGTCACCCTGCCAAGACCGGCATGGGCGTGGATGAAGCCGTCTGGCGCGGCGATCAGCAGGTGCGGCTGGACCGGACTCACAAGCGCCAGCACGACATCGCCGTCCGCATGCGGTGCGGCTTCCGAAAAGCCGTTCGCCGCCGCAAAGGGGAGCAGACCGGCCACGCTGGCGTTCCGCATGCGGTACCCGGCGGGGATGATCGGCGTCATGCCGACGCGCCGCATCGATTCCGCAACAAGGCCGACACAGTCGAGCCCGCTCGCCACGTCACGGCCATGAAGGCGAAAGCGCACACCGATCAGCGTCGCTGCCGCCGCAGCCAGTGCCGCGTTCATCGCGGCGGCGCCGGATAGCGCGTGAGCAGATCGTTACCCGGCAGGAATGGTTCGCCCTGGAAGTTGATCGCATTGCCGAATCGGGTAGCGCAAGTCTCCAGCGTATGATCGCATCCCTCGCGCAGTTCGATCCGGGTACCAACGGTGATCCCCTCGGCGCTGGTCCGGTCGAGCACCAGCCACGTGCCGTCGGTGGCTTCGATCCTCCGGGCCAGCCCCGCCTCAGGGCCGTCGATCCAGCGCATCGTGCCAAAAGCGAGCAGCGCTACAGCCGGACCGCCGGTCACGCGAACCGCCGAACCGTCCGCTGAAATCTCTGCGAGCGTTGCCTGATGCGTAAAGGCATTGGCCGAAAGCGTGCAGCCCTCCGCACAGAACTCGGCGCGGCAAGTCGGTGCCGTGCGCGGCACGATCTGCCGCGACAGCAGATCCTTCACCGATCGCAGCTCGGCCGAGAACCCCGATCCCTCGTGGCCCACCGTACCGATGGTTCCAGCGTAAAGCGTCACGCGCTCAAGCGTTTCCCAGTCGACCAGACCCATTGCGATAGACCCGCCGTCAAAGCGCCCGGCCGCAAGGTCCGCCTCGCGGATCGAATCATGGCTCAGCGCGCCGGCCACCTCGGCGCTGTCGGCCTCAAAATCGGCGGTGCGTCGGATGGCGGAGGGCACCATGCCGGGCGCGGTGCGGTGTACCAGCCCTTCGAACGCGAGATCCCGGTCATGGCTGGTGAAGCCCAGCGTGACCCCGTCGCGCCGCTCGAGCCGCCACCAGATCGCCACGGTCTCCAGCGGCTGGCTGAACCATACGCGCGTGCTTTCGGGCATGTCAGGCATCCTCGCGCAATTCGATCAGCGGTACGCTCGGTGCCTCGCCAGCGGCAAAGGCCGCGCCCGAGATGTCGAGCCTGTCCTCGGCGAACCGCACCGGCACGTCGAACAGAAACCCTGCACGCACGATCTTGCCCGCTGCCGGCGCATCGGCGAAAACCACCTCGCCCATCGCATCCAGCGTCCAGGTCGAAACCGCAGCCCCGTCCACGCTCACCAGCACAGTGTCGGGGCGTGGCCGGGTGATGCGCCGCTGCTGGGCATCGCCGCCCGTGCCATAGGCCTTGACCAGCGCGAACCGCGCCGCCGCGCCGTTGCCGGTCCCGATCACCTGGTCGAGCGCGGTCGGCGTACCGGTCATCCCGTTCGAGCTGTAGTCCGAAGGATCGCGCAGACGAAACCCCCGCGCCTGTCCCCGCCGCGCGCGGAAAAAACCGATCAGCTCGCCGAGTTCCACTTCCGAACGCACCCCGGGCCCAACGTCAAAGCGCAGCCGCGCATCGGCCCACAGGCTGTTGCGCCGCTCGAAGCCCGAGGCGGTGATCGTCACATTGGTCGAAAACTCCGGCGTCACCGTCGCCGAGCGGCCGATCGCGATGGGGAAGAGCACGTCGTCGAAGGGCTGCATGGTAGTGTCCTCGCTGGCCGCATCGGCGGCGATATCGGGCAGACGGGTAAACCCGTCGCGCGCCACTTGCGGCAGCGCCCAGATGAACGTCTCGGCCACGCCCAGTGCTCTGGCCTCGCTCGCCGCCGCATCGATCATCGGCCATATCGCCTCGGCATCGGCACCGCTCAGCACAAAGCCGGAGAGATAGTGCTGGCGCGATCGCGCGTAGCCCAGCCGCGCTTCGGCCTCGGCCCGGCCCTGGGTGCGCCGCGCCTCGAACCCGGCAGTCAGCCAGTCGTAGTCCTCCAGCTGCAGCACATCGAATGCCGGCCAGGCCCATCCCGTCGGCAGGTTCGCCCGCCGTGCTTCGGGGGTGGCGGGGTCAAGCACGGTCGGCAGGAATGCCAGCAGCAACGTCTCGCAACTGGTGCTCCCCGCCACCGTGCGGACTGCGGCCGTCAGGCTCGCCGTCGATGCCGCCAGCAGCGCGCCCGCCGCATCGAGCAGCGATGTCTGCGCGGCGGTCAGGGTGCCGCCCAGATCGGGAATGACTACCGGACTGCCGCCCAGCGCCGCCCTGGCGGCATCGTCGTAGATGCAGATCTTGCGATCCGCCGTCACCCACCACCATGGCTCGCCCACCTGATAGCGCACCGGCAAGCCCGCTTCGATGAGCAGCCCTGTCAGCCGCTCCGCCACCTTGCGCAGCCATCCGGTCGCTGCCGAACTTGCTGGCGAGAGCAATGCCGAAGGCGGCGACCACCCGGTCCGCGCCGGGTTCCCGTCCACGTCGCGCTGCTGCCAAGCTGCCGGGCAATGCTGCGCCAGCAGCTCGTAGGATTGCGAGAGGATCACCGTATAGCCCATGGCCTGCGCGCCGGAAAGAAACGCCGCATGCCAGCGCTCTGCCGCCACGTTGAGCGCGGGCAGGTCGGGGTCGACCACAAAACCGCCCGCCCCATCCGGCGCCAGCGGGAAAAAGTGGCTCATCCCGACATAGTGGTTGATGCTGCCGCGATAGCCGAGGCCCCGGATCGCACGCAGCAAGCGCGCCGGTGTCTGATTGTAGCCGTCATCATAGCCTGTCGCCATGCCCAGCCCGTGCGGCGGCACCATCACGTCGCCGATCGTCAGCATCGGCTTGTGGCCTTGGCAGCGTATCGCCGTCAGCTCGGCCCAGCCTGTGACCGCCGGCGAGAAGGCCGTGGTCGCGCTCGCCGAATAGCCGGGAGCCACCAGCGAAATGAACATCCGGTCGATGTTCGAAGGGTGGACCGGATCGGCCTCGCCCGGCAGCAGAAACCCGCCCGAAAGCGCCGAGAACGGCAAGGTCACCACCGCAACGGTTGGCGTGCCCACCGCATAGTTCCACAACCGCACGTACCAGGCGCGCGGAGTGCCTGCCGCGTCGCGCCCCTCGATCGTGAGGGTCGGCCCGTTCACCGCATCGAGCGGCAGCACCCCGGCCGAACGCCACCGGAAAGAAAGCGTCAGCCGCGCGTAGTCGCGGTCGGTGTCATAGGCGAGCAGCGGGTGGTCCCAGCGATCCGCGCTTTCCCAGATCAGCCCGACGAGGTCGTTGGCCTTCTGGAACACGGCATCGACCCGCAAGGCATCGGGCGCGGTGGTCACCACCGAAGCCATCGCCGGGCGCGGAAAGTCGACCGTCCAGAAGCGCGGATCGAAGCGCTGGATCGTGTCGGTGGTCTGCACCGTACGGCGCTTTGCCAGCCAGAAGCTCATGGCCCCTCGTCCCTTCTCAGTGGTCGCCCAGTCTCAATACTCGCTCAGCGCGCGGCGCACGGCCTGCGCCACCTGACGGCTCGATCGGCGCAGGCTGTCCGGGCTGCTGCTGCCCTCGGGCGACACCACCCGGATCGAGACGTTGACCGCGCGCGCCGCCGCGCCGCTGCCCGCATCGATCTGCCCTGCCGAGGTCGGCACGAACAGTTCGGGTCCCCGCTCGCCGACCAGATAGGGTCTCCCCGGCGCGACCGGTCCGCCCGTCGCGCGCCCCGGTAAGCCGAAGATCGATCCGATCAGGCTGCCAAGGCCCAACACACCGCCGCCAATGCCCCCGCCGCCCGCGCTGCCGATGCCGATCGAGGCAAGTCCGCCCCGCAGCGCCTGTGTCGCGATATCGTCGAGCACCCTGAGCCCGGTCCGGCGCAGATCCTCGAAGCCGAGGCTGCCGCGCCGGATCGCGCCGAGCAGCCCGCGCTCCAGCACGTCGCCGCCCCGGCTGAAGCCGTCGACCAGAATGGAATCGAAGCTGCTGCGCATCTGGCCGATGTCGGCGGCAAACCCGTCGGTGCTGGCCCGCACATCGACGACCAGCGTAGAAAGACTATCCATGCGCCTCGCGCTCCATCATCGCGGTGAGTGTGGTCCGGTCGATCCCGCCCGCCGGCGGCGGCGCGGCGGCTGTCACGATCGCCGCCAGTTCCTCGGGCGTCGCCGCCCAGAACGTGTCCGGCGTCCAGCCGATCAGCAGCGCCGCCTGGCCGGAAAGCCGCGACGCAGCCTCGCCAAAGCGGGCTTCTGCCTTGGCGCTCATCCGCCGCCCTTGAGCACCTGCACCAGCAGGCTCCGCAGTGCCGGCGCGCAGGCGGCAAGCCCTGCGCGGGTCACCGCATCGGCAAAGGCCTCGCGGCTTTGCTCGGAGGGATGCGCAAGGCAGTGCCAGAACAGCGCCACCATCTCGCCCAGCTTTAGCTCGCCGCCGCTCGCCCGTTCGACGAGCGCGAACAGCGGGCCGAGCTCCTCCTCGGTCGCCACGAGTGCGCCGAAAGTCGGGCGCAGCACGTGGGCCACGCCGTCCAGCAGCAGTTCCGCTTCGCCGCGATGCGGGTTGGCTACAGGACCCCCGCTCATACCTGCACCACCACGCCCGAGCTCTCGAGCGACAGCGTGTAGTTGCGCTCGCCGTTGAAATCCCCGGCATAGTCGAGCCGCTGGACCAGGAACTTGCCGCGCATCTTCTCGCCGCCCTCGAACGAAAGTTCGTAGTCGGTGATCGTCCCGGCCAGCGCATTGCCGCGCACTTGCGCTTCGGCGGTGCTGCCAAGGAAGATTCCCGCCGCGCTCACGCTCACCG